TGACAGCAATCAATCTATATCAACCTTTGAGCCCAATTTGTTTGATGGCTTCCGCACTCTGGTGCGTCGATCAATATGTTACGTGTCACGGATATCACCCCGGTTTTTCCACAGCGGTATTATTAAACTGGCCCGCTAGCCTTATGTGCTGTATTGATTTGCCTTGTGGATGCCTGGTGCTCTAGGAGCGTTTATAATGTCTCTGCCTATGTGTTAGTATAGTAGAGATTATTGTTAGTGTCAACCGATAATTATTTTATAATGGATTGTTTTTAAGATGTTCTTTGAGAATATTTGATCCACCAACTCTAACATTAATAATACCGTTGTAGTATTCATCTGTTTCAAGTACTCTGCGTTCAAACTGTTCACGTGCCTCTAAGTAACTTGCTATGCCTCTGCTGGGACAAAAATGTAATATTTCACGTGTGAAATTTTCTGAGCCTAACTCTAAAACGTCTGCATTAAGTCTATCACTGGAGCCATAATATTCTCTCCAGTCACTTTCTTTAGTGCTACGTCTTTTATTCTTCTTGCCTTTAAGCGGGGGGTTAGTTACTTTAAACTTTGCTAGTTTCTTGCCTATATACATCATGCAATTGGACTTGTTTGTTATCAAGTAAACAAACGCTTCGCACCCGATAGGTAGTTCGTTAATTTCTTTTCCTTGATAAGTCCACTGCATGAGTATACTTACCGGTATATGGAGTAGGCTACCTAAGTTCTGGTTTGTCTAGTTGTTACATGTTTTTCGTGTATGTTGTCTGCACGTTCTTTTGCTAGTGTACGAATATCTCGTAGACACTTGCGTACAATACGATGTGTGCGTACACTATTTTGTCTTTCAAATTTCTCATTTGCTTTAAAATAGTCAAGATATGCCTTGACTAGTAAATCATGTGCGTCGTCTTGCATTAGTCAGTTACTTCCAAATCGTTAGCATAGCTTGTAAAGCCGTTTTCTTTTACTACTCGCAGCACTCGATTAACCCTACCAATTAATTCATCTTTGTGTGAGATAAGATAGATATTTTTATTACGTTCGCGAGCCATCTTTTTAAGAATACTCAAACTGTTCTCAACTCCAGCAGTGTCCATACCGCTATCAATCAGCTCGTCAATAAACAACAAGTTGATATTTTGATACAGGCTTTCCCAAACATCACGGAATGCAAAGCTTAATCCTAAGATAAGTCTGTTACGTTCTCCTCGACTTAAATTATCAAAGTCTAGATCTTGACCAAGCTGCGTAATTTCAACATTCAAATCGTTTAAGAACACCACCCGATGCGGCAAGCCAATCTTATCAAGATAATATGTAAGTCTGTTGTTAAGATATGCTAAGTTTTGATCAATGATCTTCTTGCGAATAAAGCTGTCTTTGTTCGTAAGTAGCTTTAGTAAAAACTCTTGATGCTCTTTATAACTTGTAAGCTCGTTAACAACACCCCAATCAACTTTTTGGATAGCAGTTTCATTTAACTCGTTAATTTGTGCAGTGTATGGGTTAACATCGTCGTGCTTGTTAGCAAGCGTCTGTTTCAAATTGTCTACATTACTTCTATGTTCGTATGCATCTTTAGCATTTTCATAGAAGGTAGTAGGTTTACCATTAATGTCACCAATTTCTTTAAGTGCAGCCATTACATCAACTACCTTACCTGCAATTTCTGCTTGATAAGCTATTGCATCCAGCAGTTCGGTTTCTTTACGCTCGGCAATTTCTGCTTTCTTATCTAGATGAAGTGCTTGACCGCAGGTATAACATGTTGCGTCTTCAAGTTCTGCAACATCCTTAGTAACCTTTTCAACAGTTTTATCAGCACGTTGTAGAGCTGGCTCGAGTGTGCTTAGTTCTTTCCTAAGCGCTAAGATGGTATTGTTATGTTTGGTCCAGTTTGCTAGTTTCTCGTGTGACTCAAGTTCAGTTTCAATATCCAGCTTCTCTAACTCTTCAATGGCGGCAGCAAGTTTATCTTGATCTTGAGTATGTTTAGCTTGCCAAGCACGTTGAGTACGCTTTAATCCTTCGATACTTGTTTCGATCTTCTCATTAGCAGTTTGAATAGCATTGATCTTTAGCGTTTCTTCAGTAATGGCATCTTTAGACTGTCGAGTCTGTTCTTTAAGTGCATCTGCCTTCTCAGAAAGAATAGTAATGCCTAACAACTGCTCAATGATAACACGTTGATCATTTACTCTCATACTCAAGAACGGTTCAGTATAGGTATTCAGTGCAACAATATGTTTAAACATATCATGACTCATGCCCAACAGGGTGTTTACATCGTCTTGTGTCTGTCTACTGTCGCCTTGTGACTCGTCTACTAGAGTTTCTTGATCATTAATATAGAATTTAAAGATATTAGGACTACGACCGCGTTCAATACGGTAGTTGTTATTATCTTTTTCAAATTGTAGGGTAACCAACATGCCTTTGCTGTTGGTCTTGTTAATTAAGTTGTTTCTTTTGATGTTTGTAAGTGCTTGACCATACAGTGCATAGGATAGAGCGTTGATAATGGTCGTTTTTCCAGTACCATTACGTGATCCGCTGTCGTCACCACCTTGATCTAAGTTTTCACCAAGTACTAGAGTAAGTTGTTCATTATCAAAGTCAACTGCCTGAGTCTGATTACCCACACTCATGAAGTTTTTAACTGTTAGGTCTTTAATTTTTATCATATTAGTGTTCTAATCCGTTGTATATCTGCAAAAGCATGCTCTTATCATAGTTGTTAGTGTCAAGCGCTGCAATTTCATTACTTACGATCTGGTCCACACTTTCAAACTGTGCAATATCAAGCTCTATACTCATTTCTTCTAACTGCTTTTGTGGTATTAGTGTGATCTCACGACAGTTGTATTGATTAATGAATGTTTCTTTGATAAAACTTGCTTCTTCATAGCTAATAGGAAGGTCAAGCGTTACTCGTAGATACATTTTATCCTTAATAAACGTATCTGCATTATCAATTAAGTTGCTAAGTGTTACAGTACGGTACTTAGGGCAATTAGGCCAGTTAACAAACTCTGGTTCTTTATTGTTCTCCTTATCAAGTATCATCATACCTCGATCATCATCGCCAACATCAGCATAATTGTGGGGAAACGCATTACCTATGTAATGAATAGCACCTTGCTTCTGTCGTTTGTGGAAGTGTCCACTAAACACATACTCTTGATGCTTAAAATGCTCAGACTTAAGGTCGCCGTGATCTGGCATTCTAACTAAAGCGTTCATATAGAAGCTAGGAAGTTCAAAATGACCAAACAAATACTTTGTTTTAATATCACCCATCGTCTTCCATTCGTCCCCGACGAGCCATGGAACAAGTGCAACATCATCTTCGATGAAGATTTCGTCTATAAATGTAATTCCAGGAATGTGCTTTGCAAATGCAGTGCTGTTTACAGAACGTTTGTCTTTATAATACAAATCGTGATTACCATCAAAGAAGTAAAACTTCTCAAATGCAGCACCTAGCTTCTCCATGCTTCTAATTGTAGCATCCATAGTAGTAAGATTTAGTGAATTTCGATTGTGATGCCAGTCACCACAGAAGATTCCGGTCTCGCAACCGTTATCTTTTGCAGTTTGTATAAACCAATCAATGAATTCTTCGCAATCGTCATTATGAACGCGACTATTACCTTTAAGTCCGAAATGGATGTCTGTAAACACCGCAGCTTTTTTAAACAAGATTAGTTCTCCATATGTACATGTTACAGTATATAGTAAATATTAACACCTGTCAACCACTTATTTGGTATCTGTGAACTGTGTAGGAGGAGCTTCTTCGTTGCGCTTAACAGCAGCTTCCCATTCGCCTTGACTTTGTCTTGTGTAGCTAGGATCCAACGCATTCATTTCGAGAATATCGTCGCGAATGTTTTGATTACGTTTTTCAATATTAATAACACGCACAAAACTATTAGTTACTGCTGCTGTGTAGTAAGCAAACGGATTATCCGACTTAGACTCGTCAAATTGTAGTCCGATCTGTGCAAGTTGTAAGATTGCTTGCCCCTTCATTTCGTCGTTGTATGTATATCCGCGAACGTTACCCCGAGTAGCATATCGATCAACAAGTTTTAACCACATCATGGCAAGTTTGTTCGTTGCTATTCCGTGATCTTTGTCAAAGTGTCCGTTGTCCATGCCGCCTTTCCAGTGACTTTTTCCAACTAACACAATTTCGCCTTCGTCGTTGTATTTGTAATGGTGGAAAGGAGGAAACGGAAGCTTAACTTTTGTATCGGCTACGGATTTAGGATTTTTCTTACGTCCTGGCTCTTCTGGAATGTGTTCAAATGTCATTACACGGAAGATTAATTCTTCTTTAGTAATTTCAGATGCTAATGTTTCGCATTCTGCTTGCTTAACTTTTTCACCAAGCTCTTTACGACGCTCGTATTCTGCCGAACTAAGTTTTTTTGCTTTATTTTGTTTTGCTTCGGCAACAATTAATGGATCAATTTTGTCTACGCTTGATAAAATAATATCATAGTCGCCGTATTCGGGAGCAGTGTAGCTATTAAACGCATTTTTTGATCTATGTATTTCTTTAAGTATATCTTTATTGTTAAGGTAATTCTTAGGTCGCATGAGGTTTTCCTGTAGTTATATATAGTATAAACTACTAACATAATTTTGTCAACTAAATAGTAGTAGAGGAGACAAAATAAATTATGGCCTTTCAAATCAATTTTAATGCAAGCAACTTTGTTAGCAGTATTGTATCTGATGCAACTAGCGCTGTTAAAGGCGCAATCGGCAGTACTATTAATCAAAAGC